GTTGAGCACGCTTACCATCCTGCCCGCCCACACTATGAGCTGGCGGTTGGTCTCGCGCGCCGCCTCGCTGCGCGGCAGCGGCAGTTGCAGAGATGGCACCCGCTGCGGCATCAGCGCGTCCCCTGCGGCTCCCAGTCCACGTCCATGCCCACGATTTCGCAATCGGCCGCGGTCCGGATTCGCAACGCGTGATAGCGCGCTGCCTGTCTCATCGCAAAGGCCCCATAGCGCGTAAGCTGCGCCTGCGGCCCTGCCAACTGCGTATCGCCCAGGTTGTGGCGGTACAGCGGAGTCGCAATCGCCGCGTTGACCGCCGGGTAGATCTTGAATTTCGGCCGTACCGTGCGCAGCAGCGAATAGTGCATCGGATCGCCGATATCGCCCGTGGTGACATATCCCACGGCGAAGTCGCCCGAGTAGCTGTACAGGTTGTGATCGCCAAGAACCAGGGCCATCCCGAAAACCGCCGCTGCCGAGTAGCTAATCGCTCCTTGCGGTATGACCGGGGCAAACGGCGTCACCACCGCTTCGACGTTGTTCGCGATCTTTCCCGTCATCCAGCGGTTGGTGTCGGGATGCCGCCAGATATAGCGATCCAGAACGCCTGCGGGGTTAGCCGCTACCGATGGATAGAACCACACGATCAGGTTGCGCAGTTTGTCCCACACGCCCCACACCCTGGTGGCGTGATCGCGATCCAGGCTGGTCTCGTAAAACCATCGCCGCAGCGGGTTATCCAGCACCCGCGGCGGACTGCCGTCGCAGGTGTAAAAATTCTCAAATCCCATTGACACCTGGATTCCGCCGTAGGGCACCACCGCTTCGTCGCAAATCGCCCCCGCGTCGTCCGCCAGAAGCGCAAAGCTCCATATCACTGGCGGTCCCAGGTAAGTCGCCAGGTAAGTGGCGCGCTGCTTGTACACCAGCAGATTGGCGCCCAGCGCATGCGCGGCAACGATCGGACCGGGCGTGTCGCCCAGCGTGCCGCTGGCCGCTTGCGTTCCGATATCCGGAGTCTAGGCCGTGTCATTACCAATCCCGCAGCAGCTCCAATCATTGCCCGCCGCGTCCAGGATGAACACAAAGTCGCCCACCGCCTCGACGATCGAGCCGCGCGGCGGATTGCCGCCCAACGGCGCCGCCGCGGCGTAAGTGGGAGCCCTGAGCACCTGCGGCGCGTCGCCGGGGTTGAGCACGATCAGGTCGCCCCCAAACATGGTCCAGCGCCAGCGCGGACTGCGATAGCCTGCGGGATTGGCGGGGCCGGTGAAACTCTGGCCCCCCGAGACGTCGCTAAACGAGTTGTTAAGAATATTGTAGGTGTAAATTTTGCTCGCCGACGCCAGGAAAATCGCGCGTCCCGCATCGCTCGCGTCCTGCTCGAAGAACGCCCCGTAACAGGGAAATGTAGGCAGAAAGCCGCCCGTGCTTTCCAGTCGCAACTGCCGAAATGGCCGGTAGCCCGCGGCGGAGGGGAACATCTGGTCGCTGTCCACGAAAATCCCCTCCGTGGTCGGATCCAGATCCGGCGCGAAGCCGCGATCGAATGTCACGTTCAGTGTCGCCATTACCAGTGCGCTCTCAGCCTGCCGGTGAATTTCTTCGCCCCGGTTTCCTGCTTGAGCTTGCGGAAATACAGATCGGCCAGCTCCTTGTCGATCTGGGCCGATTGCGGATCGTTGAGCAGCGTCATTCGCAGCAGGTACTTGGCATACGCCCGCACCATCTCGCGTCCTTCCATCGTCCAGAAGCTGCTGTCACTGTCCACGACCGGGGCCGCGATGATCTGAACGTAGTCGTACTGAAGCCGATAAGCTCCGTCGGGAGTGGGAAACAGGCGTATACTCATTCCGCTGCTGAGCAGATTTATTGCGTATTCCACCGGCGGCCCCGTCACCGGCGCCAGCGTGTTGGAGTCCTCAATATTGATATACTCCCAGCTCCGCAGCCGCAGCGGATATTTGGTATTGGACACAGTGATCGCCAACTGCCGGATCTCCGCCACATCAGCCGGGGCCGCATAGACGTTGGTGCCCGCTACTGTGACGGTCGAGCTGTCCTGCGCGTCGTTGCGGAAGAACGCGTCGCGGCGGAAATAGTCAGCCGCCTCGGTGATGGCGTTGTTGATCTGACTGGCCAGATCGGTGCGTTGAGCTCGTCCATGATCCGCGCCCGCATATCCGCCAACGTTGTGTCAGCCACGTTCCTCGCTCTCCACTTCGATCCCCATCCGCGTGTTCTTCTGTTCCCTCTCCCACATTCAGCCGTGGGAGAGGGCGAAGGTTCTGATGCACTTCAAGAATGCCCCTTCAGGGTCGGGTCCATCTTCAGGTAAACGGCGCCGGGGCTCGATCCATCCCCCAGCGCCGCTCCCGCCCTCGTTACTGACGCCGATACTTCCTGGACCCCGAACGCTTGCGCCCTGCCGGGTCATCGTCATAGGGATTCCCGACATTGTCCGTCTCCACCTCTCCATCCATCTCCGCCTTGGCGAAGCGCATATCCCACATCGCCGCGTCACGATCGGAGGCCTGCACGGTGCTCATCACCTTGGTCTTGCGCCTGATCGGGGAACCCTTGCCGCCCGAGATTACCGTCGTTTCCGTAGCCTCTTTCCGTTTTCTTGCTGGCACTGCAAATAGCCTCGATTTCGTTTATAGTTGCGTTATTAATCCGCTACCGCTCCGCAATCACTTCCTCTCCCATACTCGGTTTCGGGAAGTGCATAACGAATAGTCGGCACGCCTGCCTGTCACCGGCCGTGCTTTCGCGGGGGGATCGCCTGGGTCGCGCCGCGGGCCATTGGCCCTGCTGGCGCGGCCTTCAGGCGATGCCGCCTCATCAGGAGAGCTGAGACCAGGTGCTCACGACGATCGTTGCGAAGTCGGCGGTGTTGAAGACCGACTTCGTCGCGCCCCACACCGAACCGACGGCCACGCCGACCTGGTCCTCGTAATCGTCGGCCTGCGTGACCCATTTGTACTTGGTGGGCCAGTTGTAATTGCGCCCGAAGGCGATTACCGCCGACTGGGCGCCGCAGAAGATCGCCCGCGCCACCGAAGTGGTGCCCGCCGCCGGAGCCCCAAGGTCGGTGTGCAACAGGTTCTGCGTGTTATCGCCATAGGGCACCCGCGCGTCTTCATGGAGAATCACGCCGTTGAACATCCCCAGCGCTCCGGTGAAAATCGGGTTGTCCTCGATCTGGCCGCCCTGCATCGCCGCCAACTGGATATCTTTCCAGTCGCCCGCGGCGGTCGACTTGCGCAGCGCTTGCACCTGGAAGGGATGCAGGAACATCACATAGTACTCGCCGTTCTTGAGCCGCACCGGCCTGATGGCCGGCGTCAACGTCTTGGCCGTGGCCACGCATTGATCCACCAGCGACAGCGTAAACGTCATCGCCGAGGTCAAGGTCGCCTCGTTGGTCGCGGTCCCGGCGAAGATCTGATGGTTCGAGTCGGGCGCCGAAGGCGCGTTGTTGCCGGTGTAAATCGCATTGCTCTGCGAGGAATTGCCCCCCAGATGGTTGAGCAGCGCGACGTCGTAGCGGCTGGCGTACCAGTCCGACAGCGCGATCTTCGCCTCGTTGAGCAGATCCCACGGCACCCGTTGCTGCGATACGCTGCCCTGCAGCTTCACCGCGTGGCGCAGGTTGTCCAGCAGCAGCGAATTGGTGTAGAAGGTCATCGCCTCCTCGTTACCCTCGAGCAGTCCGAATCCGAGCACGCCCGCACCGTTGAGCTGCATGCGCAGCGTGTAGGTGATTTTGTCGCCCGGATGCTTCTGGGTGTCGTCGAGGATCTGGATCAGCGAGTCCGAGGTCGCGCCGATAAACTTGGTCGCAACCGTCTTCTTGCGGGTCTCACGATAAAGTTCCTTGGACCACAGTTTGTTGGTCGAAGGATCCGATGGATTGAAAAAAGTGGTAGCCACTGCCAATCGCTCCGTTGGTTAAAGTCAGTTACTTCGGGCGCTTGCGCGCCGCCAGTTCCTTCTTCAACGCCGAAGGATTGGGCTCATCGGCGCCCGGGTCTCGGGCGTCATGCATCCGTTATAGCCCGGAAGCGGCTGGTCCGGCGGAAAGGTAGGTCCGGCCCCGGCGGTTGTTTCGCAGCCGCCGGTCCTGCTCGCCCCCCAGGGAGCGCATCGGCTATAGCCCCGATGTGGCTTCAGTGAATATTAATTATATATAGTCAGTTTCGTTCCATGCAATAGTAAGTTTGTCCGGCGTTCCTATGTTTTGTGTCGGGTTTTAGGTCTGGTGATTTTCGTCTGAGTTCTCCCATCGTCTTTCTACAGAATGTTTTCTGAAGATTCCAAGTATCTTTTGGAATGCTAAACCGTGGGGCGGGCCGCCGTACCCGCCGGTGAGGAGTGGAGCCCGGACCGCGAACTGGCGGTGCAAACTCGTTTTGCCCCGCCCCGCGGGAAACTGGCTTCTTTACTTAATCGCGGAGTGTCGAAATCGGCCTGCGGCCAATTCGCGCGTATTAAATCCTGTTGTGTCCCCTCTCCCTGACCTGGAGAGGGCTAGGGTGAGGGTGACGTTTCTGCTTCATGGCACAGACAGGAGGGGCAGGCTGGAGAAGTCTTTTTGCCGCAGCCTGCGGGCTGCTCTGGTCGCAGCGCCTCAGGACCGCGCAATCGCGGCGCAGCGAAGCGAGTTCATTTTTGTGGCTGATGCTGAAGACGGGGCGCCCACGGCTTCAGTCG